AATAATCAAGAACTTAAAGATGAGAACTCTAACAAGAACGCAGTAGTAGCCTCTACTCAGCGCGACTACATGGCTGGAGAAGTTAGTAAGGATTTAACTAATCGTTACCTCCTTCCTGAAGCGGTCGTTCAAGCACATATTGCTGGAGAAATTCATTTCCATGACGCAGACTATTTTGCTCAACATATTCATAACTGTTGTTTAGTAAATCTTGAAGATATGCTTCAAAATGGAACGGTAATTAATAAGACTTTAATTGAGAAGCCACATAGCTTCTCTACTGCCTGTACTATTGCTACTCAAATCATGGCTGTGGTCGCCAGTGGTCAATATGGTGGTCAAAGTATTAGTTTGAGTCATTTAGCGCCTTTTGTTGATATTAGTCGTGAAAAAATTAAAGAACAGGTTCTCAATGAGTATATTGAATTTACCGGCCATGAACCTCGTAATGAAGCAGATTATGATGAATATATGTATATTGTAGAAAGTCGCCTAAAGAATGAGATTAAAGATGGTGTACAAACTATGCAATATCAAATTAATACTCTGAATACTAGTAATGGTCAAACTCCCTTCGTTACAGTATTTATGTATCTGGGCGAAACAGAAGGGCAAACTCAAAAAGATTTAGCTCTTATCATAGAAGAAGTATTAAAACAGCGTATTGAAGGAGTAAAGAATGAGAAAGGAGTATGGATTACACCTGCTTTTCCAAAACTAATCTACACTCTTGAAGAATGCAATATGGAACCTGATAGCGAATATTTCTATCTAACAGAGTTAGCTGCTAAATGCACCGCTAAACGTCTTGTTCCTGATTATATTAGTGCTAAAGTTATGAAGGAACTCAAGGGAGATATTTACACCTGTATGGGATGCAGAAGCTTCTTAACCCCTGATCGCTTTACTGCTAATGGTGTGGGCAATATTGCTAAAGCTGGAAATTATGTTGAAGGTGAGCATAAATATTATGGTCGATTTAACCAAGGGGTTGTAACTATTAATCTTGTAGACGTAGCTTGTTCTGTATCTTCAGAAGAAGAGTTCTGGAAACTTCTTGAAGAACGTTTAGACCTTTGTCATATCGCTCTTCAATGTCGTCATAAAAGATTAAAAGGAACTGTGTCTGATATATCTCCTATTCACTGGCAGTATGGAGCTCTTGCTCGTTTAGAGAAAGGTGAGACTATTGATAAGCTTTTATATGGAGGCTATAGCACATTAAGTCTTGGATACGCTGGACTTTGGGAATGTGTTTATAAAGTTACTGGTAAGAAGTTAACAGAACCAGAAGGTAAAGAATTTGGCTTACAGGTAATGAAAGCTCTAAATGCCGCTTGTGCCAAATGGAAGGCTGCTGAAGATATTGATTATTCGTTGTATGGCACTCCTATCGAGAGCACCACTTATAAGTTTGCTCAATGTCTACAGAACAAGTTTGGTAAAATTCCCGGAGTAACTGATAAAGGATATATTACCAATAGTTATCATGTGCATGTAACTGAGCCTATTGATGCGTTTAATAAAATCGCTCTTGAAGCGGAGTTTCAAGCTTTATCTCCCGGTGGGGCTATTAGTTATGTTGAAGTTCCTAATATGCAAGATAATATTCCTGCAGTACTTGAAGTAATGAAATTTATTTACGATAATATCATCTACGCAGAGTTGAATACTAAATCTGATTATTGTCAGGAGTGCGGATATGATGGTGAGATTAAAGTCGTAAAAGATGAAGATACTGATCGTCTAGTGTGGGAATGTCCTAACTGCGGCAATCGTAACCAAGATAAAATGAATGTCGCACGCCGCACTTGTGGTTATATCGGCTCTAATTTCTGGAATCAAGGAAGAACGGAAGAAATTGCTGAGAGAGTGTTACATCTATGAAAACATTTTATATCTATAGGCATACTAATCTTATCAACGGTAAAGTATATATTGGACAAACTTGCTAGAAACCCGAATACCGTTGGGGTAAAGATGGCAATGGATATAAAAATTCTCCACATTTTTATTCTGCTATTTAGCAGTATGGATGGAATGCATTTTAGCATGAAATTCTATATAACGGCTTAACTCAAGAAGAAGCTAATAAAATAGAAACAGAATTAATATTAAAATACGATAGCAACAACCCAAGTAAAGGTTATAATTCTGAAACCGGAGGGAAAAATAAAACTCCAAATGAAGAGACTCGACTAAGATAGTCCATTGCTGCACAAAATCGCCCCATTGTTACAGAAGAAACAAAGAAAAAATTGTCAGCTATTTCTTTAGGACTTAAACGAAGTGATGAAACAAGAGAGAAAATGAGAAATGCCGCTTTAGAAAGAGAAAAATAGCGCAAAGGTTAGAAAATGATACCTGTTATTTGTAAAAATACAGGAAAATATTTTGTATCCTGTCGAGAGGCCGCTAACTGGTGCGGACTAGCTGGGACAAGCGGTATTTCCTCTGTCTGCAAAGGTGGAAAGCAAAAAACTGCTGGAGTACATCCTGACACCAAAGAAAAATTAACTTGGAGATATGCTACAATAGAGGAGATTGAGGCTTATGAGATACGCAAAAATCAAAAAGAATGACATAGCTAATGGACCAGGTATAGCAGTTTCTTTCTTTGTTCAAGGATGCCATAGACATTGCATGAATTGCTTTAATCCAGAAACATGGGATTTCGATGGCGGCGAAGAGTTTACTCAAAATACAATGAATGAGATTCTAGATGCACTTGTTGAAAATAATGTTCCACGACATTTAGCCATTCTTGGTGGCGAGCCTTTATGTGAGGAAAATCTTTTCCTCACAAGGCTCGTAATATCAACAGTCAAAGAGCATTACCCCAATACTCCAATTTATTTATGGACAGGGTATACTTTTAACGAATTAGAACACAGAGATAATCCTCATTTAAAAGATATATTAGGTCACGTCGATGTTTTAGTAGACGGTCCATATATTGACTCTGAACGAGATATTACTCTGCCTATGCGCGGTAGCCGCAATCAAAGAATTATAAACCTGCGGGAGGGCGTGCTTAGACGTGCTAGTGAGCAAGATTAAACGCGCTTCTTACCTCCACTCCCGCGAATATTATTTGACTAACTAGTTATAATATATTATAATATAGGAAAAGGAGGTAAGAAAATGAACCTTTATGAGTTTAATAAAGCAGGTTATGCTTCTCTACCGACCATGTCTAGTGACCGAATCGCGGCGAACACTGAAGCTCTAGCTAATTGGATAATTGATAAGACTGCTTTAAAGTCTGGTGGTCGCTACTGGATGATACTAAATCACGATATACATTATTACACTATGTATGTCTGGAAGAACACTAATGCCAAGACCTTCGCTCTTGATGTGGTAGATTTGATGCAGGACTTAGGCGCTCTTAAATCTATTGAACCAACAGAGAATGAAGATGCTTATGAATTTTGGATCACTGGCGACGATGGAGAAACTCGTATGTATTTATTTTTTAATTATGACCAAGGGGTGATTGAAATATGATTACTTGTGTAGTGGACTATGATCCCTTTGCTATGGACTCTCGTATTACTTTAATTAAAGACGAAGACTCTAGTGAGTACTATCAAGGTTGTTCTAATCTACCTGAACTCGCTGAAACATTACAATCATTTAGCCACTAGTATGGCTTTAATAAAGTTATGATTCACGCTCCAGAGCATATCTTTGAAGAGTTGAATCGTATTACTAATACTAACTTCACAGATAATAAATTAGAATTGGAGATTATATAATTATGGTTCTCCGTTCTAATTGCATAGATGAAACAGGCCATATCTATGGAAAGCTAGAAGTCATAGAGCCTATCCGAGATCCAACTAAATATAGAAAGTTGATGTGGAGATGCAAGTGTATTTGTGGAAATGAGATTGTTTGTTCAGGGTCAGATCTCCGTGCAGGTAGACGAACCAGTTGTGGTAAAAGATGTAATCATGTCATTAATGAAATTGGAAATACTTATGGTACTTTAATCGTATTAAAGCGAGATTTCTCTCCACATAATTAGGATGGGGCTTATTGGTTTTGTAAATGTACTAATTGTGGCAATATTAAAAGCATTAATGGCCATAATTTGCGAAATGGAGATACTCGTTCTTGTGGATGTATTAAATCAGCCGGAGAAGTTCTTGTAAGACAAATCCTAACTGAATTAAAATATATTTACAAACAAGAACATAGCTTTTATGATCTTAAAAGTCCTTTTAGTAACTGCTTATTGCGATTTGACTTTGGCTTATTTACTAATGAAAATAAATTAATAGGTCTTATTGAATATCAAGGTCAATAGCATGAAATACAAGTTGAGTATTTTGGAAATAAATTAGAAAGAATACAGGCGTGCGATAATGCTAAAAAAGAATACTGTAAAATACATGATATTCCTATTTTATACATCACGCCAATAGGTAATAATTAGCTTCCTAATAAGGAATCCTTAAAAGAAATGATTAAAGAATTTTATGAGGAGAATTTATGAAAAATTTAATTGATGTAATAGAAACCTATAGAGTAGATACAGAAGCAGAAGTTCAAGCATTATTAGATTCTGCTAAAAATGACTCCACCTATAGCGTAAGCAAATATAATTGTGTAGCTAAAGAAAAGAAACAAAAAGGTGAAGTAATAGAAAGTTGGTATAAAGTTACTATTGGAAAACATTTTACCGACGAAAAAGAACCAGATCGAAATATTTCTATTAACTATGAGGATATGTGATTATGAGTATTAAGTTTGAAAAAATTAGCAAATACGCCGACAGTGATCTCCCTCTGCCGCAGCGTGGGACCGCGGCTTCCGCAGGTTATGATTTTGTAGTTGCAG